ACGTGTCTTTGTCTGCCTTAATTATTTTCAGCATCTTTCGGCTCCGTTACAGATTCGTGACACACTTACCTATGATGTTGATGTCGGGGAATTTAATCTCAAATATTCCTCCATCAGGTGGGTATAGAATCTGATTTTTAGTGTGTATTTGGGGGTCGAAAGAGATTGGAGAGTACTCTCTGTTCTTCACCGTTCCATTCAGATTATTAAATTTAATTTTGTCGACCGATATAACACCTTGTTTTGAGTATATTGTTGAGATGATGTCTGATATCACTATCGGCTGACCAATGTGAAAATTCGTTACGTCAAGCTGACGTTTCAAGTCTGATATGATGCTTTGAAGAAGAAGCTGCTTGTTAAGAGAAGGATCGACAACAATCTGAAAGAAGAACTCAAGATTAATGATCGGTGCATCCATAATGTCGACGGCGTCTGAAATCATCCTATAAGCGTTCAGATACCTCTTCAGGTTTATCTTCAGTCTGTCCGGTGATGTCACAAGCTGATTGTTCTGGTCTCTTGAGATGATGAAGAGCCTCGTCGCCATTGGATTATCGGGATTCTTCACAACAGAAGCTCTGAAGACTCTTCCAAAATTACTGGGCATTGTGTACACACGAGATATCAGGTCTTCTTTTGTCACTATTCTGTCCTGCGCGCCCTTCATGGTGGGCACAAGAGCGAGGAGCTCATCTGATGTAGGAGAATCTTCCCCACCGCTCGCTGCCTGCGGGTTTGATGCTTCTATTGTGTTTCTTATCTGTGCTTGTTGTGCAGCTGGTGGATTATTCGGGAAAGTTACTTCAAGGTTTGTAATGTTTCTTATAGTGTTCGGAGCTGCATTGTGTGAGAGACCACCTCCGTAACGATATCTCACAGTGAGTGTCGTGTTCGATGCTGCTACACCTAATGTCGATGTCCTCAGAAGACTCTGTGGATTTAAAGGAGACCTGGAGAACGCTTGTGAGTACGGGAGAGGTATGGAGAATTCAGAAGGATCAGGAATGACATCGTCTTCAAGGCTATCAGCTGTGCCTCCACCGAATATGAGCGTAGTTGTCCTGTCTGAAAGAGCAACTTCTCTGACGTATCTATAGGGTGCTGGTATGACCTTGAGGTTATCTTTGACTGCGACGGGAGAAAGAGTATTATCAGCCGTATTCAAGACGTTTTTGTAAACAACATCGCTCGTTAGACTGTCTACTTCGTAGTAAGAGTTTCCCAAACCATCTGTCACAGATATGATCTGTGTAATGTTGTTCTGTGAGAGAGATATTCTCCTAAACTGAACGAACTGTCCAATGTTAAAAGATTCAGTAGCTTCTGTCCCAGAGCTACAAACGCCACTCTTTTTCAATATCTTTGAAACCACAGACCCATTTATTCTTCTTCCGTTCACAACTTCTACACTCGGATCAACAACTATGTTTGCCGTTGTGTCGTCATATTTCCAGAATTTTACGTCTTCTAGAAGAATGAATTCGACACCATTGTCTGCCTGGACTATCGAACCCTCGTTTATTGTGGGTATCAAATCTGGGTCTGGGTTCAATGAACCATCTGTTAGCACAGGTACTTCCATGTAAAAGTCTACTGTTGCAATTGCAGCAGATGCACCTGTTATTGGAACTCCTGCGTTCCTTAAAGCTCTTTCAATGTTGGCAGTCTCGACAACTGTGTCGCTATTGAGCTCACCGTAAAGGTGATCCATGTAAAAAGACATGTTATCACCAATGTACGCGGCCATGTCAAGAAAAAGACCGCCCACTGAAGACTCGGAGAAGTCTTGAATCCTGTCTGGATAGTATTGTCTTGCATAGTCCAAGAGGACTGCTCTAAATCCGTCAAAGTCTCTTGCAAGGTAGTTTCTTTGTCTGACAGACTTCAGTGCAGTTTTATTATCGTTGATTGCCATTTATTCCGCCTGACCGTAAATAATGAAATTTCACACCACATACAAGACTATTTGAAGGCCTTTACCCCTCACGTTTATTATCGGTATGTTGTATGTAATGTTGACCTTTATTATACCCGTGTTTTTGTTCTCCATTCTGTCGACCTCTGACGAAAAATTCTCGAGATCAATGTATGGCATCCACTTGTCAACAGCGTCCTTAATCCTTACGATCGCTTCGCTGTCAAAATCGTCCTGAGACACAAACTCTGTTGTGAGAGGCTTTAAGTTCGCACCGAATTGATACAGACCTACTCTCTCACCCCAGTTAGTGAGAAGAAGGTTTCTCAAATTATCTGAGAATTGGTCTTCAAGCCTGTAATTCATCTTAAAGATTCCTTCTTTGTCACCCAACTGCATGGGCGTCATTATTCCGTAGGGTACAACTGTCTTTTGTACAGATTCTTCAGACAGTTGTGACTGAGTCTTTCCTACGCTCTTAAAGCTATACGACGCCATAACAACTATCTATTTGTAAGCTTTCATTGGAAACCTAACAACTAGTAGCTTTACTAGAAAAAAATAAATTTTAGTATGACGTTATGTTGTCAGACCAAGTGATTAACAGAGTCGCCTCGAGCATAGTGGATAAAACAAAGTCTATTAAGGACCCGAACGAAAGCTGGCGAATAATTGTTACTGAAATATTTAACGCTCTGAAGCAGGATGCAACAGTCGAAGTAAAAGACTTAGTCAATATAACAGTTGGCGGCGCGACTCTTGCGACAGCTACAGGACCTGCTGCCGGCGTTATAACACCCCCACTTTCTTCTGTCGATCTAAAAGGAAAGATTACTTAAGAACAACTTTCTTTGCGAAGGTACCAGTAGGTTGGGCACCTTCAACCCCTAATGATCCACCCATTGTGTCTGTAAGCGGTGGAGCAGTCACTTGTCCAGCTGTGACTATTGCAGTGCTGCAGAGTACTGCCTTGTCTGCGTCATCTCCGCCAAGTTTTAATACTCCGAGATCTGAGGGTGTCAAAACAATGTCACCGTTAGACCTGACAATTATAGACGCCCACTTTTTAGTGTCTGATGATTCGTCTTTTATTTGTCTTTTGTTGGGCGCTTGCCTTGTAGTACTGTCAGTTACTATTATTTCAATATCAGACCTGGCGATGAGTCTTATCTTGTCTGTCTTAATGACTATACTTGCGTCTCCTGACGAAGAATCTTTAATTGGTGTCTTCAGAGATTCATTGAAGGACCTTAAGCCGAACTTAAGGTCTACTTCATTCGCTTGTGATACTAAAATTCTGCTTCTGTCGTGTTTATAATCAGGGTCTCCTTCAGCAGCCGACGTAACATCAGGCGACTTGTTGAGTTCATTTTTTAAGACCGACCCTTTTTTAGAGCCTTTTGCGTCTTTGATACTTGTAGTAGAAGTTTCTTTACCGAATGTTTCTTCAGTCTGCCCGCGTCCTGCAACGATGTCAATTGACCCTGCTTCGTGTTTTGTCTTTCTCAGATCGCCAAGACGGTCTGTTCCCAAAACAACAAGAGTGTTGTTGGTCCCTTCTAAAGCAATGTCACCAGGTCTTTTCTTAAACCTTGGAACCGCTTCATAAGACATCATTGCTGAAGCTTTAGACTGCGTTATCAACTTTTCAAAGACGTCTTCGTCCTCGCCACGCAATATCACATTTTCTCTAGCAGTTATTCTTTCTTCTCCCATTTTGAGAACAGGACCATTTCTAAGTTCATGCCATACATTTTCACCTGACTCTGCAGTCTTATTCTTCTCATTCGTCAATCGATCTTTTGATCCAGGATTCATCGATACTTCAAATGATCTACCCGGGTGTGAATGATTGACGTCGTCAGATATGTGAGGTTCTGTTATTCTGCAAAACCAAAAAGCCATATCTGAATCATTTTCAGGTTTTTCAAACATTACCCATACACATTCGCCTGGTTTGCACGGCATCGACAGATGGGACGGAAAGAAAGGAAAAACGAACATGGGGTCGACGTCTTCGCCTACTCTCTTCGCAACGATAGTATTTCTTGGAAGAACATCAGCATATGTCATGTTCGACACGCCCATAGAGTGCCACGTCGTCTTTCTGACTTCATCGACAAGTTCCGTGTTTGGATCGGTTACGACATCAAGGACTATCATCCTCGCGAAAGTGGACTTTGGTGAAGGCGTGTTATTCAGAAGGCTTGTGTTGATTCTACCTTCTGCGTAATTTCTGAGGTTATCAGCTCTGCTCATCTCAGCCACCTAATTTCTTAAACATCTCTTCGGCGTCTATCTCATCACTCTCTTTAACCTCTGATTTGGACACTAACTCGGCAAGCCTGATTATCTGATCATTGGCCTTGCTCATTCTTTCGATGTATGTGGCCATAGTCTTGCCATGTATCGCGTGTTCTGTGCTCTTGTCTTCAGTTATTTCGACTAGAGTGTTAAAGAGAACATAGGCATTTTGCCTATCAGTGACAGCATTTTCGTATATTTCTCGCCAAAGCTTCTTCTTCTTGTCTGAGACGCCATCTATCTGCTCCAAGAGATCTGAGAAGTCTCTTATCCTATCACTAATGCTGTTCGTGTCTTTGTTTTTGCTCTTCGATGTCATGTAGGAAATATTAGTTATTTCTCAAGTCGTTCTTCGATTTTTTGTAGTGACGTTTTATTGCCTGCATCGCTGTGGTAAGTTGCTTGGGCGAAAGTCCTGACAATTCTCTCATGTAGAGTAGTACTGCGCTTTTATTGAGCAGGTCTATCTCATCTATATTTTCAAATATTGTTATTATTGCGTTAATACAAGTCAACTCATTCTCTGTCTTTACTTTTGATCTGATCTCGTATAGAAGGTTTATTGTATTTTCTACTGATCCTACAGAGTCAAAGAGTATGTCTTGAGAAGGTACAATATTGTGTTCTTCTATTATGATAGCTTCGTGTGTCGTTAGACTTGTGGGGTCATCAAGACTTACGCTCTTCTTTGTCCTCTGTGTTTTTTGCTTAGTCCGTATAATCAACCAGTTCTTGGCAATT